TTCCCGGCCGGCGTCTCTGCGGTGAGCTGCACGGCGAAGGCGCTCGACGAACCGCTGCCGCTGCTGCCGACGACCGATGGACCGGGCATCCCGATCAGTCACGAAGCTGCGGAGGCGCTCGGATTGCCGGCACCAGATCCCGAGCCGACTCAAGCCGATGGGACAGTCTCCTACTCGTTCAACATCGACGACGACGATGCGATGTCGGAACTCGTGAAGCAGGTAACAGATTCCGCCGCCGATTGGACGATCGAGCGTACCGGCGACACCGTGCACGTTACGGGAACGAGCGTGAGCGGGGAGCCTATCGACCCCGAGTCGACCGCGCAGGAAGACGAGGCGCTCCAGGCGGAACTCGACGCCGAGGAAGCAGGAGAGCCTACAGCCGAGCCGGAATCGGACAGTTCCGCGGAAGAGGTAGGGGCTGACGAGGAAATGATCGTTCTCAGCGACGAGGCGATTGACGCGCTCGAAGAGATTGGGATTGACCTCGACGCAATGGAAGTTATCGACGACGACGAGGGCATCGCCGCCGTTGGAACCGAGTCGGCTCAATGCAGCGCAGCCGAGCTCGTGGAAGTTCTCGCGGAGATCATCGGCGAGGATGTCGAAGCTGCACTCACGCAATCCAAAGGAGGCAAATGATGCCGCGTGAAATCACAAGGGAGAAAGCGAAAGCTCTCTTCCGCGACATCCTCAAGTCGGGAGGCATCGACCTCGACGAGCTGATCTCTCAGCAAGTCGATCCCGTCGTTGCACGACTGGAGGAGCAACAGACGCGCCACATGGAGACGATCACTCGGGGAGTTCAACCGGCGAGACCCGAAGAGAAGGGCATCGCCGTCGGTGGGATGATCCGCATGTTGGCAATGGCGCGAGGCGATCAGGACAAGGCAGTCGAGCTGGCGAAGAAGCAGTACGACGGCGAGTCGCGAGTCATCAAGGCTTTGATGGCAGGCGATGCGACGGCGGGCGGTTTCCTCGTCGCACCCGAGTTCAGCTCAGAGGTGATCGAGCTGCTTCGGGCGCAGTCGGTCGTTCGCGCAATGAACCCCGTCGTGATGCCGATGGATCAGGGTACGCTCTCGATCCCGAAGCTGACCGGTGGTGCAACCGCGAGCTATACCGGCGAGTCCCAGAACATCCCGTCAAGTCAGCAGACGACCGGGATGCTCGATCTCGTCTGGAAGAAGCTCGCCGCACTCGTCCCGATCTCGAACGATCTGCTTCGGTTCTCGACAACGAACCCGAGCGCCGATGCGGTCGTGCGCGATGACATCGTGAACGCGCTTGCGCTTCGCGAAGACCTCGCGTTCATTCGAGGGGACGGGCTGTCAGGCACGCCGAAGGGACTTCGGAACTGGTGTCCGACCGCGAATCTCGACGCCACGAATACAACGGTGAATCTCGCCAACGTGACGACAGATCTCGGCAACCTCACTCTGCTCCTAAAGAACGCCGACGTCAGGATGATTCGCCCCGGCTGGCTGTTCAGCCCGCGAACTGAGAACTACCTGATGACGATCAGGGACGGCAATGGCAACTTCGCCTTCCGAGACGAGATGCTAATGGGCCGACTCTGGACCTATCCGTACAAGACGACGACGCAGATTCCGGTCAACCTGAACTATACGGGATCGACGGACGACGAGTCTGAGAACTACCTCGTTGACTTCGCGGATGCGGTCATTGGAGAGTCGAGTGAGATCATCATCGACGCTTCGTCGAACGCGGCGTACTACGAGACGTCACCGGCAGCAGCAGTGGTGAGCGCGTTCTCGCGGGACGAGACGGTGATCAGGGCAATCGCACGCCACGACTTCGGGATGCGACACGACGAGAGCGTCGCCATTCACCCCGACGTTGCGTGGGGCGTCTAACAGCGATTAGCTGAGAAAGGAAAACTCGAAATGGCAGCAATCTACACGGACATCGGCGCAATGGTTGGCGCCGACTGTTGCATGGTAGGTATCTCGCTGACGGCGGGCGTCGCGCCCGCAGACGGCACGGAGGTCAACGGTCCCACGATCAATCGGGATCAGTGGAGCGACCGCGGGCAAAGCGCCACGTTCGTTCTCGGGTTCTACGCGGACATGGCGGCGACGGAGACGTTGACCGTCGCGACGCAAGTGCAGGATTCGGCCGACGGGACGAACTACACCGACTACGACGGACGGATCAGCGGAGCCGGGACGGCTTCGACGGTCTTCGGTGGCGTGAACGCAGCGCAGGATATCTACGCTTGCCACAAGCACGACATCGACATCGGGCTCGCTCGGCAGTACCTCCGCATTCAGCACACGGTGACGTTGAGCGCATCGGGTACGGATACCTGCGGGATCGGCGGCGCGATCGTCGTCGGCGGACAGCAGGAGCTTCCGGGCACGGGCCGCGAGGCGGACACCGGAGCTTGATCGGTACTGCAATGAAATAGGTGCGGCCCGTCCCCGGTCACGGGGATCGGGGGCGGGTCGTAGCCGAACGAACCAAGGAATCAAGATGCCCAAGGCACGGAAAAGCAAGCTCGTCTCGGTGACGTTTCTCGTCGGCAACGGGCTCTACAACGCGGGCGAGACGGCGGGATTCACACCGCAGCGCGCGAAAGAGCTGATCGGAGGTGGCGTCGCTGTCGCGCCGGGCGTACTGGCGAAGGTCGCAGCCGCAGCGAAGACAGCAACCGACCGCAAGAAGCCGGAGAAGTCCCCGGAGGTCGGGGGAACGGTGAGTTTTTTCGTCGATGGACTCGGGACCGTCGAGGGCATCGTGATGGAGATCCCGACCGATGGACCGCTGAAAGTGGACGTTGGCGAGGGCGATGACGTCGATCATTACGAGGTAGAAGCGGGTGAACTGACCGCTGTGAGGTGAACGAATGGTAGAACGAAATCTCGACAACGATCGCCGTCGCGGCATCGACGGCGCAGCGAAGAGACGCCGCGAGGAACGCGAGCTGCGCGAGCGGCTGCGCGATCGTGGCAGCACGAGCACCGAAAGCAAGCCAGGAGGTGAGAGGACGATCACGAAGGACGTCGGCGTAGACGAAGTCGACGAGGATTAGGGAGACCGGTCGTGCCGATCACATCGACGACGACGCCTACACCCGAGACGATGCTCACGACCGTCAAGAATGCGATCGACGAACTCGGTCTCACCGACGAGTCGCAGAACAACCGACTGGAGCGTTTGATCCGCAGGGCGAGTGCGAAGATTCGCTCGCTGACCAATCGTGTCTTCGGCGAAGAGCGCATCACCGAGACCGTGAACGGTTACGGCCGGACCCAACTCATGCTCGAACGCACGCCGCTCGTCGAGATCCACGAGGTCAGCTACGACTCGAACGTATTGACCGACTACTCCATTCACGACCGTAACGGTGGAATGCTCTACCGCAGCACGGGTTGGATCTGGACGGTCGGGCTCTCGCCGGAAGCGACGGGGATCACGAGCTTCCCCGCTCCGTCCAGCGAGGAACCCAAGTTCACTATCGACTACACGGCTGGCTATCTGCTGCCGAGCTTTCCCGATTCGCACGTCGAGAACGCCGATTCCGTCGCATTGCCAGAGGACGTCGAGGACTTCTGCTTGATGCTCGTGAAGTCGCTCTACTCCGCGAGGGCGACCGACCCGTCGCTTCAGAGTGAGAAGATTGGCGACTACGCCTACACGAGAGGCTCGCCGGTGACGTCGTCGTTCTTCGAGCAGCAATCGCGGTTCGTCGCGAAGTGGGGTCGTATCAAATGAGCCCGCGACCGATCCCGCTGTATCTGCTCAACACGACCGCAGCGATCACGCGACCCTCGCGAGCGACCGATTCCCAAGGCGGGTGGACGCGCAGCTATACCTCCGTGGAGACCGCGGCGATCTGCCGTATTCGTCCGCTCTCTGCGCCAGAACGGGCGATTGCAGAACGGGAAGAGGTAGACGTCACGCACCGCGTCTACTTCCTCCCCGACGAAGACGTGCAGCGTGGCGATCAGCTCACGATCGGCTCGACGAGCTACGAGGTCGTGTTCCCCGGGCAACCGAGTGAGCCCGATCATCATCAGGAAGTCAACGTGCGGGAGCAGCATCTTGGCGGCTAGACCGGCAGCAGGAATCAGCGAGTGGTACGGAGTCGAGGTGAACACTCTCGTCCGCGAGACGGTAGCGAGGGGGATGGACAAAGCTGTTCAGCTCGTCGTCGGCAAGGTCAAGAAGAAAATCAACCGGGGGCAGAAGACGCGTTCGACGAAGAGCGGGCGCAGGGTGGGACTCGATCCCTCGAAGCCTGGGACGCCGCCGAAGGTCGTGACCGCCGCGCTCAAGAACTCCATCAAGGGCAAGGTCGAAAAGAAGCGGAACATCGTCCGCGGCGCAGTGGGATCGAATCTCGTCTACGCGCGGGCGCTCGAACTCGGCTCACCGAAGACCGGGCTCAAAAAACGCCCGTACTTGCGGTCGACGGTTCTCGAAAACAAACGACTGATCCGCGAGACGATCGCCGATGGCTGACATCACGGAAGCACTCTACACGCGACTCAGCGGCGACGCGACGCTGCAAGGGTTGCTCTCGACCTACGAGGGGGGCGCTGCGGTATTCACCACGGACCCGATCCCCGAGAACGCAGAGCTTCCCTACGTCACCGTCCTCCCGATCGCCGAGGTGCCGTTCGACTCCAAGCAGACATTTGCAGGTGGAGCCACTGGCAATATGTTGCTCGGCCGAGAGATCAGCTATGACGTTGGGTGCTACGACGAAGATGATGGGAGCATTGTAGACGTCGAGGCAATTCGCGAGCGGGTGCGGGCGCTACTGCACCGGCACGTTCTGACGATCTCCAACTTTACGACGGTGATCGCAGAGGTCAGCGGCGCGTTGCCGGCTGACGAAGACGGCGTTTTCGGACGCATTGTGACGATCAGACTGATCGTCGAGGAGGTATGACTGTGGCACTACTGACCGTAGTCGAACTCGGACAGTCCGCGTTCGACATCACCGACAACGTGCAGCAGGCGATATTGACTGGCGATCAATAT